GCACCCAATCAAGGTGCGAGCCGTTGCCGTTCGAACCGGCCACTACGCCACCGTCCCGTTCGGCGTGATGGCCAGTTCTACGAGCGCCGCATCCGACGATTCGGAATCGAGTTCCGGCGGCGTCACGGTCTTGAGCTTGCCGGTGTACACGAGCGGCGCGCCGTACGCGTTGCCGTCCGGGTCGAGCGGCTGGCGAGCGGCCACGCAATTGCCCTTGCCCACGCGCATGATGAGCCAGTGGATCAAGTCGTCTCCACTCTGGAAGACGGCCAGGTCATAGAGCTTCGACAGGGTGAGTTCGCCGACTTGCACCGAACCTCCGAGCGAGATTGCGGCGCCCATCGCGCCCGGCTTGAATAGCAGTTCGTCCGAGTCGATTTCGCCGCCCGAGAGCTTGGCCCAAACGCCAAGGTCCCGGCCGTCGATGGTGAGCGTAACCGCGCTTTGATCTTGACGAGACATCGCGTCCCCTTACGCGGCCACGGGAAGCGGTTGGTCGGCCGCCACCTTGACGATTTCGATAACGACGTACTCGGCGAAGGGCGACATGCGAAGCCCGATTACCGCGTGAATTTCTCCGCTCGCGATCACTTCGTCCGTGTTGATGGCCGGCCCCACGTCCACGTAGAAGCCGGGGGAGTCGTCGCGCACGTACAGCGCGCCGGCATCCTGGTAGGGCACCAACATGCCCGAGAGGTCCGAGCCGAATTGCGAGAGCTTCACGCGCCGGCCGTCAATCTGCGCGAACACGTAGCGCTCGCCGATGGCCTCGGCCTTGGCCACTATCTCCATGTTCAGGCGGGCGTTCGCGAGCGACAGCCAACCCGACGCCTCGGGCGCGAGCGTGCGGTAGCCGTACGTCTCGATTTGCCCGTACACGTTGCGCGCGATGTCCACGCCCGCCGTGTTGAGCGCCTGGCGTTCGGCGTCCGTATAGCGCGCCGTCAAGTCGATGGCGAAGCGCGAAATGCCGTTCACGCCAGCGGCGGCGATGTTCGGCGTGTAGCGCGCGTCGTTGCGCGACATGATGCCCGCGCTCACGGCCGAGTAGGGCACCGTGCGCGTGCTGGCAGGGGTGATGCCGGGCACGATCGCGGCCGGCGCGAACATCGCGGCATACCGCGCGTTCGTGTCCGTCGAGTACGTGGCCGCCAGCGCTTCCAGTTCGGCCGCCGTCGCGTCGGCGTCGGTGTCCAAGAGCGCAATGCGGTTGGTGGCACCCGCGTGCGCGAGCAACGACGCGTGCGCGGTAGGCGCAACGCCGGCCGCGCCGGGCACGAACACCTGGCCAGGGCCTAGGTCCCGTGTCAGCGCGGCGAGCCCATCCGCCACGACGGCTTCGGGCGCCACCGTCATCTTCGAGCCGCCCTCGCGAAAGAACGTCTCGGCGGCATCGTAGGTATCGGCGAAGCCCTGGCGTCCGCCGAACTCCGCTTCGTATTGAGTCATGCTGCCCACGGCAGCCGGCGCATCGCCCGTCTCGGTTGCACCGACCATGAACGCCATTCCGGCATCGGTCGGCGCAGAGCGCGGCGGCGCATCGGCCCGTGACACAACGACCACACCGGGCCGCGTCATAGGTTGCCCCCTTTAGGGAAGCGGGATGGGTTGGGTGGTGATCCGCACGCGTTCGGCGTACGGGTCTTCGGGAAGCGGCGTGTAGTCCGGCGACGGCGGTTCTTCCGGCGTCTTCGGTCCGTTCCAACGTCGAGCGAAGCCCGAGACTTCGACGGCAAAAATGCACTGGCCGGCGCCGAGCGACCGCGTATCGACGGACGGCAAATCGTCGTACGTCTCATCGAGCCATTCGACGCCCGACGCGAAGCCTTCGAGCGATTGGTGTTGCAGGATGGCGGCGCGCATCGCCGCTACGTAGAGCTTGGAGAGAGCGGCCGTCTCATCCATCGTGGCCGCGCTCACGATGACCGCGAGCCCTACCGAGAACTTCACCCGGTACGAGCCGGCGCCATCGGCAAGCGGCGCCTCGGCGAGCCCTGGCGACACGAGCAGGAGACACGGCAACTGGTCTTCCGGCCACTTCTCAAAGTCGGCCGCCGTCGTGTACGCCCGCACGCGCGGAAGAGCGCCTGGCCCGTAGCCGCGCTGGCGCTCGCACTCGGCCAGATAGGTACCGCCCCATCGGCGCAGGAACGTGAGCATCGCTAGCTCTACGTCGCGCCCGGTCATGATGTCGCCGATTGCTTGCGTGTACGGGTTCGGTACCGGCACTAGAAGCCCCCCGGCCGTAGCCGCTCGGGTAGCTCGCCTTTGGACACGTAGCTTTCGAGCGCGTCCACGATCCGCCGCGTGAGCGCGGCGTCAACGGTGATGAGTTCGCGCTTGGGCACGCCCTTGCCCATTTGGTGAAAGCGGGCGTAGAACACGGTCGTGCCGTAGCGCATTTGGTAGCGCGATTTCCGGCGCAGCGCGCCGCGCGCGCGATCACCGGTCAGCGACTTGTAGAGCGCGCCACTGGCGCGCATGATGCGCGGGTCTTGGTGCTTGCGCGCCTTCGCGTCGATGGTCGCTTCGGCGAGCCGTTGCCAGTCGCCTTCGCCGTCGCGGTTGAACCGCTCGGCCGTGTCGGCTTGCATGAGCTTGAAGATCGACGGCCACGCCGGCCGCGCGTCCGCGCCGCGCCCACCGATGGAGTTCAACACGGCGGCGCTCTTTTGCGTGCCCGTCGTCGTGAAGCCGAAGACCTTGCCTTGCGCGCCTCGCGGTTTGCGCGCTCCGGTGCTAGGTGCCATCGGCCGGTAGCCCGTACGGATCGGCTATCGATGTCCACCCGTGCACGTCGAGCGTGCCGAAGCGGTAGCCCCCGGAACCGCCAGCGTCGCCGGCCAGGTTTTGTTCGACGCACGATGTGAGCGTCGGCAAGCCGGCGGTGTACTGGTCCGCAAGCTCCTGATACACGGATCGGTCCGAGCGAACTTGCTCGGGAAAGTAGGAAAGCTCCACCCACATCGCCGCCCGAATGGCGATCAGGGAACGCGCGATGCCGGCGCAACGATCGGCGAGTGACGCGCCGGACTGGCCCGTCACTTCGGCCCACGCCATCGCGATCAGGCGAACGACTTCATCATCGGTCGGCCGCGTGTTGGGCGTGAAGTCGCCGATTTCCGTGCCGGTGAGGTCCTTGGTCCGGGCGCGCAGCAGCGCCGCCACGTCGGCGGTCGTTACCGCCTCGGGCGGAAGTGGCGTAATGACTAGGGGTACTGCCATGGCGGAACCGGTGCTGGCGGAACGTGCATTTGCCGTTCGGTGAGCGGTGGCGGGTCGGGCGCGTCCACGTCGCACACGTTCATCTGAAACGGGTACCAAGACGGACGCACGCCCGAGCAATCGGACTTGCGTTCAGGAATGCGAAGCCCGATGCCCGCCGACCGTGGGAGGTGCGTCACGGTCGGCGGATATTCGGGGAGCGGCATTTAGTCCTTGCCGAAGTGCGTCACGACGGCTTCGTACGGCGTGCCGAGTGTCTGGTAGACGTGCGGCCCGGCCGGCGGGTTCGTCTCCGGAAGGTCGGTCGCCTCTTCGTACGTCGAGAACTGCGCCTGGCGCGAGACGGGTTCGGTCGTCTCTTCGGTCGTCTCTTCGGGCTCGCTCATTTGGTCGTCTCCGATCCGGTCCGGCTCATAGCCGGCCTCCGAAATTGCGTCGGCAATTTCGGCCTTCGTCGCCGACGACATCACGTCGATGCCGTGATCGGAGGCGAAGGCCAGTAGTTCATCCTTGGTGGGCATGATCAGGCGGCGTCGATGATCGCGACCACGGCGCGGTTGAGGTCATGGACCATGAAGGCAAGGCGCGTCTCGTAGCGGACGGCCGTCAGGTTCTCCTGGAACATGTTCCGGTTGGTCGAGCCGTCGTTCACGGTCGCTTCCGTGGACGCCGAAACCGTCACGTCCTTGCGGATTCGCACGTGAATGTTCGGCCGGTGCGCGATGAAGCCGAGAATCTTCGTGGCCGCCGCCGCGTCGGGCACGTTGTTGAGGTTGGTGGAACCGAAGTTCTCGATCCCGTACAGCGGGTCGCGGCCCTGGCCGTACACGCGAAGCGTCGTGTCATTGGAGCTACGCGCGTCGCGAATGCGCTGATTGAACCCGAAGCCGAGCAGGGCGCCCATCTGGCCCACGTTTCCGTAGCCGGCGGCTTCGAGCTTGCCCATTGCGGCCGAGACGGCCAGTTCGAGCCCGTCCGCCTTGGACGCGTCGTACTCCACCGTGTTCGTGGTCTGGCGAAGCATGGAGTCGAAGACGCCCGTGATGTTGACGCCCGAGTCCTTGCCGATCGCGTTCGCGTCGATGCTGTCCTGAATTGCTGAGCGCACGCCCGTGTCCACGAGCGGGGAGAGGTCACCCGACTGAACGTCGTCAACCATCTCTTCGGTGAACATCACGATGCTCGCGAACTTCTTGACGTTGAGTTCGGTCTGTCCGAACTCGGCGCCCGTGACAGGCTTCGGCGCGCCCTCGCCGACCGGGCCGGCCGTGGGCGTCCCGAGCCAAATCGGGAACTGCGTCTTGCGCGAGTTCGTCGCGCGCGAGTCGCCGGCAAGGGCGATAGCGCCGGCATACTGCAAGACGCCGTTGGTGAGAATGTCCCCTTGTTCCGGCGGCAGCAGAAAGCCGCCACCGGCCTGCGTAATGCCGGAAAGAGGGATGACGTTGGCCATGGAAAAACCTTTCAGTGGCGCCCGGTGCCACCGGGCGCGCTACGGATTGGGCGTGCGACCCAATGCGCGCAAGAGAAAGTCGTTGTGCGCCTCCACGGGCGTGCGCGATTCGGCCGCACGCTCGCGCGCGCCGCCATCGAATCCGCCACCACCCGACTTCGCGCTGGCCTTCTCTTCGAGCAACGACGCCAGGGCCTCGGCCGTCGCGGTGATTTCGTCCCGCGTGGTGCCGGACAGGAATCCGGCGGCCGTGAAGTCCAGCCCCTTTTCGGCCGCGATTTCGTACCGAAGAGCGCGCGTCTCGGCCTCGCTCGCGCGGGCCTCGCTGGCCGTCACGCGTTCCGATAGGCGCTCCTGGTCCGTCTTTTCGCGGTCCAGTAGCTCCTGCAATTGGGTCTTGGTCTGCCCGAGTTCGGTACGCGCGGCGGCGGCCTCTCGGCGCAACGTCTTGACGTACGTCTCATCGAACATCTTCGGTCCGGCGGTAGCCGAACCTTCGACGCCACCCGCGTCCGGCTTCGAGCCGGCGTCGGCGTCCGTAGCCGCGTCAGCGGCGGCGGCGTCGGTTGCGGCGGTGGATGCCTGATCCATCGTCGCCCCCCTTCGTGTTGGTGACTACGGTGTGTTGGGCGCAGGTGCGCCCGGTGTGCTCGTGGCGCCCAATACGGGCGGCACGTTGGCGGTCGTCGCGCCTGGCGGCGGCCGGTCCGGTAGGCCAGCGAGTCGCTTCATCTCGGAGATTTGGTCGGGCGTGTAGCCGAGTTCGAGCCAAATCACTTCGAGCGGAATCCCGAGCGTGCGCTTCTTGACCGACGCGTCCACGAGTTCGGCGAGC